AATTCATAGCTACATTGAGCGTGTGTACTCCATGTCCCCCACTCTGACCCATACGGCGTACCGTGATATGTTCCGAACTCCCAGCAAGCATTATACACCGTTGCGGATGGCGTAACATCATCTAATACATCCGTACCCCAACTGTAATTTTCAATATATTGACGGGATTGTGAGTGCTTATAAATAGCAAGCGGTGCTGACTCTTCGAAAGTTGAGTGCAGTGCCGGTGTATCTTTGTAGTGAACACACTTAACGGATGTTTTCCCTTTGATATTTATGTTTGTTTCGGTTACAAGGAAATATATCCCGTCAATAACACCATCTATACTTGTTATAAGTATCTGATCCCCCACCATAATTCCAATTCCTTTTTTACCAATATCAAACCCTAAAACGATCTTTGTTGAAGCATACCGTTGTAACCATTGACCCGCAATACCCCGCCGTGTTTGTGTCCTTGCAAAGTCCTTGTAAGGACACACCCCCGCACTGTTTGTTGGTGAAATTGTTTTATTCATTCCTGTCAGAGATTCTTTATCCAAATCAATAGTTGTCTGTTTTGATACGCTCTCATAACTATTTCCACTGACCGTACAAGTGTCGAAGTTATCCCAATCTTTTGTATTCCACTTTACATTGTTACATTCGCTTTCCAAGTCTATATTTATTATTTGCATTGAAGGTCTATATACGGCGGGGTGAAATACCAAAACGGGACATTGGTTTGTACTACATACAACAACACCAAGCATTTTTATCAATAAGTCAGCAACATCTGCATAAGTACCGCCCTCAAACCCCTCGTTTATATCATCCTCTTCTGTATATACATAAACATTATCATACCGTTGCCACAAGTAGTACCAATCATTAAGGAAAACATCGTGACTTGCTGTTTCGTGACTATTTGTCAATACACCCCACAAAGATGAAACCGCTCTTCCATGTACCGGCGGGACATCATCACATCCATCCGGCGTTATTTCAAGATATGACCCAAGTCTATGTCTATAATAACCCTTATGTTTTAGGTTTTCTAAAAGACCAGCGTATTTGATTGTGATAGTGTGTATATCCCCCGTCACCCCTTTAATATAACCACCGCTTGTATGTAAAATATATTCAGACCCGCTATATTTATAATAGATTGTATGTCTTATGTTACATTCTTTCAGGTCAAGCATAGTTTCAATATCACTAACATTAAGCTCTCGTTTATCTATACTAATCGTTTGTGTTCCCAGCGTTGACATCGTTGTACTTTCCATATCTGCATTAACCCTTGAATATTGACTTGTGTCTATACCTGTACTGATTGAATACAAAGTAGTACCATATTTGTTTTTTATTACAACCGTTTCTCGTACACTTCCATCTACTACAGAAGTATCTGCTAATATGCTTGCTATATTTTGTCGAACAAGCGGTTGACCATCGGTATAAGTCTCCGGATATTCATGTTTGTAATGATAGAATATTTGTATATCTTGTATTATCATTGTGCGGGGGGAAGGATAATATGTCCCCGCCGGCATGGTGTCATTCAGCTCAATAAGAATACCATAGTCTGTAATATATGCAAGCTCATCACCTGATAAGTCACCAAGATCCAGTGTCATATTGTTACCTTGTATATCCGGTTCAATAGTCCCTAATATTGTACTGTCATCGTACAAGTCTTTTAAGTCATCCTCGTCTTGCGGATCTATTTCAGTTTCACAATATCGTAAAGTTATGGTTAAAGCGGGACTTTGTTGTTGACCAGCTAAATTATAATACCTATCTGTACCTGTTATGTTAAGAAACCGTATGCTCACACTATCTAATGTAGGATAAAAGTCAGGGTAATCCACTCCAAAATACTCCTCGTCAGTAGATACGCTTGCTTTGAGATATGCTATTATGTGATATGAAGCCTTATTTGCCTGTAATATATACGGTGCTTCGTTATTCAATTCACCGCCGGCTGACAATACTTCACCAACACCGATTTCTATTGTTGCAGGTTCTCTTTTAATCCATGCCGGCATTACTCAATACCACACTGTTTTAAGTCGATAGACCCGTCATACTTTTTTCTTTCCCACGGGGTCGGTTTGAGTTTAGTCGATAGGTAAAAAGCCCTTCCGATGGTATTCCTAAATATGTCTATGATATTCTCGTCTGTCATGTAGCTTATGTAATCTGTAATGTCACTTACCGGCACTGTTTGTGCTGACACTCCACCGATAAGACCGCAAAAAGTATTTTCACCTGTTTGAGATCCTATATACATTGTATCGTTTGTCAGATAACGGGTTGTATTCGTTGAATTGATCGTGTGCAAAGTGCCTGTAGTTATGTTTTTTGCATACATCCGTCTTATAACAGTGTCAGGGTGTGCGGTTGTATTATGTCCATAAGCTATAGCTACAAACCAAATATCCCCAGCGGTGTGTGTTATCTCTTCCGAATCTTGATCGGATTCCACTTGAAAAGATATACCATAGTCACCGTGATTATTCATAAAACTCATTCGATAACCAACACCGGAAACATTGTTATTTTTCAGGTACAACACCGTGCTTTCCGATTCTTGTCCAAACCCCCCCGCCGGCTGACAATAGCAACTTACAACACAAAGCCCCTCACTATCGTATTGCTGTAGGTGTAAATCTTCTATCTTCAAATAAGCACCGCAAGTGAAATTCTCGACTGCATTTGCATAAGGTATTAACACTGCACTTTCCATGCTCAATATAACACTCTTTCCCTGTAGTACAGCCGGTGCGGTGAAACAAGCAAAGTCACCATCTTGACAAATTAACTTTAATCGACAATTTGTATTTGACGGCACTTCTACTGTTTCATTTATTAGACCTGTACCCTTTGCATGATTCGCAACCGTAACATCTCCACCATCCCATGTTATCTGTATCTTTATTTGACCGCTTGATTGATACCCGCAAACCACTACTGCATAATTCTCGTCATCGTTAGTAGCAAAGGTTGCACTTGTGGCATAATCGTCATCGTTGGTTATCAGGATAGTACCAAAATCATCGTTTAACCAAGATCCGTCTATCACTTCACAAACATTATCATCACTAAAAGTCCAGTTTGTGTCACCGTCTAATATTGAGTTGTCTATTAAGTTATTTACCGCACATTGAAACACCATACCACGCTGTAGTATAAAATCCGCTATTTCGGATATTCCTACCGGAACACCGGCACTGTAGTTATCTTCATTACTTGCTGACACCAACTTATACCCATGTCCAGCGTCAGATTTCAATATGTACGGCGTGCAAACATCCGCTGTTATTGACAGCATACTACCTTCCGGTATGGTATCTTCAAGTGAAGCGGAAAACAACCGACTGCCGGCATTGTGACTGTATATCTGCACGGGTACGCCACGCTTTTCTATCTCTTCAAGCACCGCCTTTGTTTCACTGTCAATAACATCTATATCAAAAGACATATCTAACTTTGGTGTTGAAAGTACCAATCGGTGGACACTACCGTCTATGCTTGTAAAATCATTTGTGTTCGCTTTAACATTAAAATTCTTAAACGCCGGCACTAACGGTAGTCTTACCCACAACCGAGGATAATAGTCAGGGTGTGTGACTATATCACATACCAATCCATCCGTTGCTTCGTATTTATTCAACCGTCACACCCCTTTCTCTTAAACACTTCACTATCAGGTTTGCACTTTCCAGCATTTCAGTCTTTGAAGCAGAACTAAAAGTGCTTGCAAGGGTAATGTTAATATTACTACTTTTGCTTATGCTGTCACCCTGTTTCATACGATTTACCATATCACGGGGTAAGACCAATTCACCCCGCTCTAATAGTGCGGGGTGTAGATCCCCAAATTCACCAACATCCGGTACATAACCACCTGTTTGATAACCCATGAATTGCGGTGCGGTTACTGCACCCGCCGTTGCTTCACCAATCGTTGACCCCCCACTCGTTACCCAAGCAAGCACCAATTTAATTAGTGCCTTAAACGCTTCCATTGCTACAGTCCGCAATATTTCATTTCGCAATGCAATGAAAAATTGTTGCATTGCGTCTTTACCGTCTCTAAAAGCATTGAAAAAGTTTTCAAGGTATGGAAAATATTGTGTGCTTATGGTTTCCGCTTGAGCGTCTATTTTATCGTCAACGGCTTCGTGGTATGTCAATTCAAGGTCGTATAGTGCTTGTAGTATTGTTTGTCTATCCTGTAAATTTTCGGTTTGCGAAAGCGTTGTATATAGGTTTTGTTGGTTAATGGCATACTCTTCTGCTAATATTTGTACTTCGTTCATTAACGACTCACGGCGTTCCGCAATTACCTCGTTTGCATATTCAAGTGCTTCCACTCTATCTGCTTCTGACAAATCCTGTAGAGCTACCTGTAAATCTTCATTTAACACCCTGATTGCTTCACCAACTCGCAACCGATCTTCCTGTGATTCCAGCAATTCAAGATCCGCAACTAATATTTCAACCTTTAAGTCGTATTCCCGTTCTAACGCTTCTGCTTCCGACAAGTGTGCAGTTTCGCTTGCGGTTATATATGTATTAGCATTTGTAAGTGCCGTTGCTTCTATATCTGCTAAATCGGAAGCAAGTTGTAATCCCAATTCAGCACGGTAATTTGCTATTTCAGCAAGGTCGTTAGCGTCACCCATGAGCACTGCTTTTTCTGCTAACAGATCCAACGCCTCGATTTCAACGGCGTGCTGTGCAAGTGCAAGCTCTCTTTCGTTCATACGGGATTGCTGTAATTGCCGGATCTTACCCTCGATTGCGTCTATGGAATTCTCAAACGCTTGCAATTCAGTGTCTATACCGCTACTACTGCTATCCCGTTCCCATAATGTTGGAAGTAGGTTGTTTAATGTAGTTATACTCTCTTGCAAATTTTCTATCATTGCGTCAATATCGTCAACAAAGGGAGTCCAAGTCGCAACTTCTTTTAGTGCAATAAACCGCTCGATCATCCCCTGTACCGCCGTTGCATATAAGTCGCTTGCTTCCTGTACGGTAATACTGTGATCCAAAACACCCGCCTGTAATTCAGTCCCTACTGTATTCAGGTCGCTTAATATAGATATTACAGTGTCGGAAGTGCTGAATTGAAATTCTGTTAGTGTTTCACCGGTGTTTTCTATTATGGTATTTGCACTACCTAACATTGATATTGATCCTACCATAGTTGCTTCTATCTGATCTAATACACCTCGTTTAGTATTTATTGATTCTAAAAGGGTTTCTAAATTTCTTAACTCTTGCGGTTTAAGACCAAACTTTAATATTGTGCTTGTTTCATATGAAGAGATCGCTATCGTAAGTGACCTTGCAGTGCTGTCTAACTCATCTTTATATGTGTGTAATTGATCGACCATAACCTCTGTTGCTTGATTAGCAAACGCCTGAAAGCCCCCCATATTATCTTCTAAAAAGTCTATTATTTCCTGTGATACAATACCTACAACGGAACTACGATTACTTTGTGCAACATCATACATATCCTGCAACTCATTAAGTGAACTTTCCGTATTTGCTATATACATATCAAACATATTTTGAAATTCTGTCTCGTCTATAAATCCCATGTAATATTGTGTGAGTATATTATCTAATCCTACCATCGGTTCACTAACTGTATCAATGATAGCTTCTGTGAATTCCCTTTGAGCTTCTGACGCTTCACGGCTTGCGGTTGCAAATACACCGTAACTACCTATTATCAGGTTTGTCTCTCTATTCATGTCAGCCATTGCTTGAGCAACACTTTTTGTACCGCCGGCAACATCATCCTCTAATGTATTTGCAAACTCTTCTAATTCACCAACTGCTTCTCTTTGGTAACTATCGTATTCTGTAAACAGGTCGATAATCATTACCCAGCCGTCAGCGGAAAGTGCAAATAGATCTGCAAGACCACCACCTAATTCATTGACTTCAGTCCCAAGTTGGATTACGCTTGTAATAACTGGTAGGAAACTTCCTAATAATTGTTGACCCAGCGGGATTGCGGATTCTACGAATTCACCGACCTGTACCAACAATGCTGACAAATCATCCGAAAACGGCACTAAAGCGTCAGCGGTTGCACCCTGAATTATGTGCTGTAAATCATCCCATGTTTCCTTGAAATTATCAAGCGTATCGACCTGATCCTCACTTAACGCCCATCGATCCGCTTGCATACCGACTTCCGATAAGTCACCTAAACCCTCTGCTTGTTCAGCCATGTCTAAATATGTCTGATAGGAATCACCCAATAATTCCTGTGCTCTATATGTTCTTTCCGTCTTATCTTCTATTTGTGATAGTATTCCGACTACTCTATATACTCTTTGAGTATCTGACATAGTCATCATTTCAGCATAGGTAATCCCCAGTTTTTCCATTGCTTCTGCAGTGTCACTTGTTGGATCGTGTGCTTTTTCTATTGTTTCGTTGAGCGTCCGAAACAAACCACTTGCAGTGCCGGCTTCGACACCCAACCTTTCCAAAACATACATATACCGTTGTGTATCTGCTATTGATAAGTCTAAACGCCCCGCAAGTTTTTCCAAACCTTGTGCATACACTGCAAGTGCTTTAGTGGCGTTGATCATTTCAGTTACAAGTTTTTTAACAGCGTCATAGTGTCCTGTAATCGACTTGTAACCCGTACCTATCGTTTTGACAATCTCATTATACTTTTTTGTTACCTGATCCTTTAGAGCTATTATTAACTCGACCTTGTTTGCTTCAGCCATTCTTTGCCTCTTCTATTGCTTGCTTTTCTTTTTCCAGTCCAAGTTGACATATTGCAATAGTTTCTCTTAATTCCGATTCCGATAGTTTTGTCAATTCATACGGTGGTATGGAATACCGCCGGCAAACAGCATCTATGATAAGTGTTACCTCTTCCTGACGCTTTGCTAACCTTTCGTGTTGTTCTATGATGTACGCTTTTCGATTAGTGCCATAGTACAATTCGTTGCTAACACTCAACGCCTGATAGAAAACAGCGGTCAAGTCAGCGTCAGGTACGCTGTCAACACTAACCTCGTTTTCCTTATCTGTTTCACCAAATACGAATTTAGGTTTGATTGCCTGTGATATTAACAAGTCCCTACATATTGACAAAAACTCATCTGCTTTGGATTCGGCTTCTGACGGATCTAACTCTTCCGGCTCGAATTGTATTAACGGCAAAACCCCGGCGTTTAGCATTGTCCTTGAACTAAACGCCCTTACCTCAACCTCAATACCAAGTATAGGTAATACTACTTTTCTTTGAGTTAGTGATTTTACCCTTTTAGCAAGATCATCTGCTTTCGACATTATTCAACATTATCTTCATTATCGTTGGTTAAGACTAATGCGAATATTGCGGTTGTTCCACTATGCACCGGTTTGAAGCTACAACTTCTACTCGATCTATTCCAAGACCCCCGTGTGTAATTAGTGTCGTTTAGATATGAGTCACCGAAAGTAACATCTAAAGAACGCTCATCAACACCGGATTGTTCATTATGTGCGGTAAACTGATTGCTTTCAAATACAGAAGTAGTGTCACCGATAGTGGCTTCCGGTTCTGTACGCTTTTCTACTATTTCACACTTCCAAGTTATGGATCTTCGACCACTTCGTATCAGTGATGTTACGCTTGCATGGTTTGCTGACACCATATCAAAAGACTCTTCGAAAGATTGAGAAACATCCCATCCAAGCGACTTGATATTGAAATCGGCTTCACCACCAACTGAAAGCAAGCCGTTAGCACCACAAAAATCTTGCCACTTGATAATCTCTGTTTCAGAAACTGACGGTACGGTTGTATTGTCGGTAGCGACAGCTCTACCAGTCGCTACACCGCCGAAACTCCACTCCATAACACCCTCTGCATTGATCGAACTTGACCAGCTTGTAACCGCAACATTCGATAGCGTTTCCTTTATTCTACTACCTGAAACATTTGCTTGATCTCCATAATACACTCTGATTGTACCAAACAACGGCATATCTGAAAGTGCATAAGTGTTAGTCCAGCAACTATCATGTACTGCACCCGTGATACCACCACCAAGAGCAAGTCTCAATAGGTTGTATCTGTTATTGTACGAACCGATAGTATTGAGTGTCCACCCATAGCTAACGCCACCGGTTACAACATCCCGCAAGTTGACATTCATTTCGTCAACCTCTGTTTTCTTGTTGGTTACAGTACAGGTAAACCCGCCTGACTTCACTCGCATACTATTCCAATCTTCGACCGGATCGTTACCGTAAGTAGTACCACCGCTTAACTCATTAACAGCAACCGAGACTACGGTTTGCCTTCCTGAAATAAATCCCATTATTCACCGCCCTTATCTTCGGTTGTTTTCTTTTTAGCTACCTTTTTGCGGGGTTTTATCCACCCCTTATCGTTCTTAATATGTTTCCATTGTTCTTTAGTAATTACGACCTCGTCACCGTTTGTAACCGATACCATTTTCCCGCAAGCCGTTTCAATAGTCTGATCACAATTAGCAACGCTTTTGACCTTTACCCAATCATTGCGTTCCATAACCTTATACCTACTTCCATATCTGCAATTCCGATACCAACTTTTCTAACCGACACTACATAAGCTCTTTCAATGTCAGTGTCACCATACACCGGTGTCCCTTGACCTGACGGATTGAGTAATTGTTCTATTTTACCAACCGCCTCGTCTATTTCAGCGTCAGCTTCTGACTCACTCTTTTTTCTTGAAATCATGGTGACAATATACTTACAATCCCGTGTACTGCCACCGCTTTCACTTTCAGCATTTGCACGGGTGAAACTACTAAAAAGCACACTTATTCCAAGCGACTCTTCCCGTCTATTCATTACAAATGTCGGGTTCTGTGTAACATAATAATCATCTAAACCATCTGCTATGTGCTCTGCTATTGCCGTTGCATATTGCCTGTAGTTTATAATTGTCATGCTGTACTATTCCATTGTTCGGTAAACACTGTTTCCATGTAGCTATGTAACCAGTCAATATCCGGAAAAAACGGTCTTGCCGGCTGTACTCCACCCTCGAATTCATGCCACCTTTTAGTACGGTGTGATCGTGCCCAGTATGGTGCGAATGTCCCGCCTTCCGTGAATGTCTTTGCATAATCAAGCGGTGATCCTACTCGACACACCGTGCCGTCATCATCAAGCTGTAACGATATAGACCGCAACAATGCACCGTTTACGATACCAACCTGTACCGGATTTTGACCAAGCTCGAAACGCTTAAACATCGCCCAGTCACCGGTGTTCGCTTCCCATTGTACACCTTTCCATTGCTTACCTTCTGCAAACGCCTGACGGCTCTTTGCAAGTGCCGTAACTCCTAAAATATTCACGGTTGCTTGTTCTGCTTTCAAATACCTACCTCTTACTTCTGACGATAGGTACTTTGCAACCGCTGAATAGTGCGGTTTCATTTCGACCTCTATTTTAAGTGCGGTGTACTCATCCACGATCCCAGTCCTTATCGGTGTCGTGTTTCCAGTTAGTAGGATCGCTCTCATCCGCAAACGGGTGCATACCTTCCGTATTAGAAGTTGGTAACGCCTCGTCACAATATTCAAGCAAAGTACCGCTGTCAGATACTATCATAAGCGTTCCCTTTGCTATGTCTTTGAGATTGTTCTTGACACGGGTGTCAAGTCTCGTACCATAGTCAGCACTCCCTGATCCGATACCGGAACGGGGTTGACCCTCAATCATTCGCATTGCACATAAGCGTATATTCAATTCAGTTAAAACGGGATAAGTCCACGCCGTTGCGGTTGCGGATTGTGTTATCGTTATCTTTGTCGGCACGCTTGTTTCAACCGTGTAGTCAGTGTTGCTGTTTCCTAAACACCTGCTTTTAAGTGTGACGGTGCTTCCGCTGTAGGTTGCACTTACCTTTGTGTTGACCGTTGTTGTATTCCACCCATTTATTGAATAAGCTATTGCTTTTACGGTATCTGCTATTGTGTCTCCTATAAGAATATCGTTACCTGTTTCCACCTCGTCAACAAAAGTATAGGTAGTATCGTCAACTGTGAAAGTATCGTCACCTGCGGGATTCGTTCCTACTTCAAGTGTCCACTGATTGTTTCCCAGCACGGGTGTCGTATAATGTACCACTAACGCCTGACTTATTTCGTTATAAGCATATCCAAGTCCGGTGACTACCTGATCCAATTCGAATTCAGATAGTACCGGCTCTTGACTTACAGCTTCACTATAACTACAAAACATAACCGTCCTTTGAGCGGGGGTATTCACCCCCGCCGTTTAGTGTTTAGTTATCTCTATGCAAGCACATTATACAAATAAGCACCGGATGTCTCGTTGAGTATCTTAACTTGCATATTAGCTTTTAGTATGTGAACATCTGCTTCAGGATTATTTTCACGGTATGTCTTGAATTCAAGATCCTTTTTACCTGTAACCGTGCAAGCAAACGCCGGCTCTTCCTTTGGTGAACTCTTTACATACAGCAACCAGCAACCTTCACTACCCCAACAATCGGTATATGCAGTGGTTGCACCTTTCGCACTACTGATATATCTTGCGGTTGCTACAACGAAGTTGTCGAAACCGAAAAAGTCAGCAATGTCCTTATCTGTCGGCATTTTCACTCTACCGGAATTCTCAAGGTAATTCTTCACCCAAATTCTCAAATAACGGTATGTGTCGGCTGTTACAACCATTGTGTTCGGTCTAACACCGATTGCGGATCTGACTGCTTCCTCTTGTTCCCAAATATCCTCGTCAATCGTTGCACTTGCGTCATCCCATGAAGTGCTGTCGGCTGTGATGTCTATTTTGTTTGTGAAGTTGTCTGTATCTGTCATCCATGCTGAAAGCAACATTTCACGGTTGACTGCGGATTGTGCTGTCAGTGCTCTCATAGCAAGTTGTGCACTTTCAACCGGCAATTCCCACTCTTCCTTATCCTCGTCTGCTATTTTGTAAGACCAGCGGTATCTTTTCAGGTTGTATTCAGTTGTTGAAAACTCGTCATCGATTGCGGAAGCCGGTGAAGTGCTTGCAACCTCTCCATTAACCGGTCTCAAGTATGCGTCACCTAAACTGATAATGTACCCTGACTGTTTTGTTGTTGCGGTGTTCGGTGCAATCATTGTACTGATGTATCGTTGAGATTCGTACCCCCAGTATATAGGAAGTACATTTTTTGTTATCTGCATTTGTGTTAATGCTGATGGCATTGTTTACCCCTTTCCTATACTCCGTAAATTCCGGATATTTTAACTACAGGGATATGAACGCCATCCGCCGTAGCACTGTCAAGTGCAACTGCACCGATCTCCTGCAAATCTGTATCTGCAAGCACACCGATTCCGTTGTTAGTACCTGTCAAAAAGTCACCTACTGCTATGTTGTTATCCGCACCGTTCGCATTGACTTCCAAAAATGTTACCCCTGCTACACATACAGGTACTGACTTTGTATCGTCTATTGTATCTTCTGATATTCCTACCAAGTGTCCGTCATCTGCCATTGTTGTACTTCCGGCGGAAGTCCATCTTACAAAGCGGTATTTGGTAATATCTTCACCGGCATACAGACCCGCAAGTCTTATAGTATGTCCTTCCGGTATTGATAGATCTGCCATGTTCTACCTCATTTCCTTTCTGTATCGTTCCCTTAATTCAATGTCGCTTTCAAGCACTTTGCTTGTAGCTACATCATAACTTTCATGCTTTGTGTCCATTCGCAACCGCACCTTTTGATCCAACTCGTCACACGGTGCTGACATTGTGGTTTTCCGTGCAGTGCTATTTGAGTGCATGATCTCTCTTTCAGGATATATTACCGGTAATTCGTTCATTAGGAATTGTGCAACATTATCAGCGTCTTTGTTGTCAAGCGTTGACAAAAGCCGTCTATACTTATCACTTTCAGACTGCTTTATTCGCATTCGACCCGTGCCTTGACCCCGCAAGTTTGCAACTATTCTGTCTGTATTCCTTACCCGTAACCGTTTCGCTTCTATCTGATCATCATCCTCTATTTTCTCTATGTCCTTTTCGACTATCTTTTCAGGTTTGTCTTTGTATGCTATGTATTCAAGTAGCTGATTCTGATTGTCAACTACCTTTATAAGCACTTCCATAACATCTGTCAAACTTACCTTTTCGACATCCTCTTTTGTGTCTGTTTTGGTTGTCTCTTTTTCCTTATCGTCTTTTTTACCTAAATAGACTACAATACTATCCTTGCTTTTGCTTGCAATAAGCGACTCTATCATAGCACCACCGATTGCCGGAAATTCACCAGCCGGCAATAGTGCAACGCTTGTAAGCAAAAATGGATATTCGGTTTCACCGTATGCCGTCTTACCGACATCAGCTTCTAAAGACACGGCTTCCAAGATACCGCTGTTTATCTGATCGGTGTACTTATCGTCAAGTATGTCAGCTCTACCTTTTAACCAACCATCTTCGATCCATATATCGGTTATCTTGCCGATTCCTATGCTGTCTTTGCCTTGAGCATGAGTGTATTTAAGTGCCGGTAAAACACCCTTGCTTTTTGCCTCTTCGAAGCCGTTGACCATTCCTACAAGGTCGTTTTCGGATATACTTACCGCCCCCGTTGAAGCGTCAAAGTCACCGGCTTCTGCTATTTTTATTATTGACCTTGCCATGTTATCCTTTCCTAACCCTTATCTTCAATCATCATGCTTGCTATTTCACTCCAGTTTACCGCCTCTATATTTACTTTATCCCAACTATAACCGTCACTACTATGACTTTTACATTCCAAAGCTATACCTTTTGCGGTGTACTTATCTATTCTCGTGTTCTTTATTAACTGCAGGTAGAAGCGGTAAACTGGCTCGTCAGCCCTCAAATACATTGATACAGTCCAAGTGTCCCAGTTTGACCAACCGTTGTAACTCATTCTGACACCGTTGCCGGATCTCGAATAACCAACCTTTGGTATGTTCGGTGTACCCTCGAAAGTAATACCTACACGCCCCCCTGTATTAGTAGTTACTATATAAGTTACCGCACCATACTCTTCATAATTACGCTCTATCCTTGTTATATTCTTACCTAACGCTGATTCGTACAGTTTCCGTGCCGTTGCTTCACTATAATCGTTAGCATTACCTCTTGCGTATGTATGAACATCCCCTGATAATTCGAATATATGGTAAGGGTATTGACCACCAAGCTGTATCTTTGCGGGTGCTTTTGATAGCTTTGCTTTGTCAGTGCCTGTAGAAAAATTATTAGGGTTATACAGCAACCCTTCCGTGCCGTCATCCAGTCGGTAACTATCCATCCACCTCGTGAAACCCCACTTTGCAACCGAATAGTTAATCCCGTTTTCATTACATAGTATATTACTCGCTTCCGATGCGGGGTATCTCGCTCTTATTATTCTCGTCTCATTTTGCTCTAACACCCTTACTATTTCAGCATACGCCTCTTCCGTAAATATACTTTCAGCTCTTACCATGTTTCCTGAACGCCTTGCAAAGTTGTACGATCCACTTTCAATATCATCATTGAGTGCCGTTGCAACTTCCGACCAGTCCACCGCACCCATTTGACCGACTTTCATATCAGGTGTACCGCTTGGATACATTTCAGACATAATTGCTTTTGCGGTTTCCGCTGTTATTGTAGTGCCTTTGTAGGTTCGATACACCGACTGCATACCGGCTTTATTGTCACCAAACCAAAGCATAAGATTCCAAGTTTCCCAGTTTGACCAGCCGTTGTATTCCATACGGATATGTTTCGATCCATGCGAAAAATTGAGCTTTTTCAACCAGTATTCTACATCCATTTCAAACTCAAGTGAGTCGTATGCGTTTCGTGCTTCCTGTGATGGCATGTACCATTTGATGCCAAGCTGTGTCAGTCCTTCCCATACAGCAACGCTATCGCAGTATCCTGCATATATACACAAGTTGCGTGATTGTACTAAATATATCGTGTACTTACCAACCGCTTTTTCAGATTCACCACTTGCTCTTACAGATTTTGTCATCATTTGTGTATATGGATCTGCTACTATTCGCTGATAGACTTTTAGGATGCTCTCTGTGTCCAGCCCTCTATCTATAAATATCTCTTTAAGCTCTGCTAAACACTCTGCTTCCGTGTGTGATTTTGTGTAAAGCGGAAACCACTCTAATTCAGGATCATTCATTAGCATATCTACATACCCTCTTATTAGGTTTTCTGATAACTTTACTTGTTTCCTAAATCGCTTGGTGTCCACCCCACCAAAGACCTCTTTGACATACTGCTTACCCTTTGCAAGCATTTTCTTTGTGCTACTCATTTTCGTTCCTTTCGTTTGTTATTGTTTTACACTATTTATATGCAAAACAGTTAATAATAATTATGGTCGTCAATAACAAATGCAGTCCAAACACCGCCTCGCAACTCCAAGAAAAATCCTGTACTGCAAATACAATCTTTCCAGAATCCTTCTTTTACATTTTCAGGGGGTAATCTCCACCACGCAGAACTTTTAATTTCTCTTTTATTTCTTTTCATGAGATACCCTACCTTCTTCCTGACCTCAATAAAGCCTCTTTTGATAATTCCCAAATATCACTTATGGAATCCAACTCTGCTTCTGAAAACGTACCCCACTCATTAAACTCACCCTGAACAAATCCGAACCATATTGCCTTACCCTTGATGTTCCCTGCTAATTTTTCAACTGCAAACCAATACCACCCAAACGCACTTTCCCAGCCTTTGAGAACCTTGCTACCATCTACATACAGACTTCCGTTTCTCTCTTCAAAGTCAGCACCAGCAGAACCCCTGTCGGCTTTAATACGGGAAAATCTCCCCTCTGATGATTGAAATGCCATTGCTTCCGCTGTTTTTCCTATATAGAAGCCTGACGCTCTTACCGTATCTGATTGACGGCTCAAATGTGTGTCCAATCCGGTTGAGTGCTTGAAAACGCTTGACAACATATTAGCATAACACCTCGTTATAATAGTTGAAATCGTTGAACCTATGTAAAACTCTACTCTATATGTATCAGTCTTATCAAGCGTTATCTTAACATGAGTCACGCCTTTAGGATTTTTTCCTATCTGAAAAGAAACACCATTCCCACTATCCACAAAAGTATGTGCACCTGTCATTGCCTTGAAGCGGTTGCCACCTAATTGTTCGATTATGGTTCTTGCAACTGACAACCGTACTGCTTTCGACCCACCGGTTGAAAGGAACGGCAGGGATATGTTTAAGTGTTTACCGTGTTTATCTAATAGCAATAATCCTCGCTTTAGTAAATTTTGTACTTGTTCTATATTAAGGTTTCTAAAATCCGTGACATCACCCATGACCTCGTGACAATACCTATCCCACTCATCATCCCCTGCAAGCATAACATCTATTGCTCGTAACCTTTCGATAAGTGTTTTACTAACCTCAAACACTACCTTGCAATTCTTACTCAAATATTGTTTGCCACGCTCTACCGTTTCGTTGTTTTTTTGGAACGCTGTCTTTTCGATATTATCCTTTTCTGCTTCGCACATCTTATCCTTCACCAAACCCTTCCATTGGTCGGGGTAACGCCCCCGCCTCTTTGTCACTCATATATTCACCACCACCGTAAGGTGTTTCGGGGTATAATATTGGTACTAATATTGACCGGCAATTATAGTGAAGCGGTGGACTTACCCTGTGTTTGCAATCAACCTTAAAAAACTTACCGTTCCATGCCTTGCATAGATCGGTTGTAACATCATCCATTACAGCCTTAAATCCGTAACCTACAACATCCCCCGTTCTGTATTCACGCTTGATTGTATCTGCATTTTCCAGCGGTGCAAAGCTCGACATTGCACCATCATTGTACGCCCTTGCAAGTGAAGTGTTGAGTACAGTCCTTGCCTCGCTTTCCTTACCGACTTCCGATAGTAGTGCTGAAATTTGCCTGAAAGCGTCTTGCGTTGATATGTTTGCCTGTAGTGCATTTCGCACCAAGTGATAGACTTTGCCGGCAACCGTTGCGTACCGCTTTTTCAGTAACATATATACATCCTGTGAAAGTATCTCTAACGCCCTTGTAGGATCTATCTTTTCGTGAGTAATAGACATCCCAGCCTTGACACCTGTACCTATTTTCAGTGCGGTTTCAAGCTGTCCGTCAGTCCACCTTTTATATAAGAGTTGCTCGATTACGGATCGTAGGTTTCCACCGTCTTTTGTGATTGCCTTTTCTATTACTTTTCTCATGCTTGCAATCGATATATTTTTCCACCCGCCGGATTTTGTAACCAGCCCGTCTAGCAGTGCTTCAAATATTGAGGGTATTGCTTTTTTCCACGCCCTTTGATAGTCAGCAATAGCTTTGTTTTCTATCTCAATCCACTGCTTTTTTTCCGCTTTCAATTCAGCGTCAGTATATCCCGCCGGTTCTTTCGTTCCAGCCATTGCTATACTTTCAGGTAGATCCGGCTCGTTTAAGTCAATAGGTTGTATGTCTATTATCGACTCCTCTTCTACCTCTTCTATTTCAGTTTCGTTTATCTCTTGTACTCCTATCTTTGATAGCAGTGTGTTTAGTAATGCTATTTCGGTGCTTTCCGGTAATTTTAAGGTATTGCTTTGCATTAACATTTGTGTAATTCCCTCTAATACATCCTCAATATCTGTTATGGATTCACGGCGGGAAACAAAGCGGGGTCTTGCACCTTTGAGCTCGTTCCACTTCATGAGTCTTTGCACCACCTTCTCGTTTATCTCTTCTGCAAGTGCTTCACCATAACCGGCAAATGCTGTTTGTATTATTGATAGTTGTGCTTTTTGAGATCCATAACTACCTTGATAGTGACCTTCCGCATTTACGGTTTCTGACATCAGTATTCCCAACCGTATCTGTTTGTCTAAATATGTAATTGCTTCCTTATACAGGTTTGCTGTAGTGCCTGACACTTCCGTTCTTTCAATCGACATCCAGTCAGGTTGTACGACATAAGTGCCGGTGCTCATTGCCTTGACTATCTTTTCCGCTTGTGCTTTACCCTGACGGTATCTGCTATCTTCAAGTTTCGCAACCGTTCTACCGCCGGCAAAAGCGTCAAGATATAATTGCCATGCTCTGAATACTTGTTGCTTACTCTTCCAAGCGTCATGTATGCTATCTAATACGGAAGTGCCGTATGGATTATCAGGTGCACCACCTATCTTTAGATATAAGGTGCGGTCAGCGGGACATGAAACCAATTCACCTGATTGCCATTGTTTTATCTCTTTAATATTTCCGTAGTCGTCTAACACAATATTCCCGTCAAACGATTCAACCGGCTTTATTTTTATGTTATCAATACCTACAAGTGTTCTATCTTCTAACCCGCTGTACTCCAGCACATTTTGTTTAATCTCACTGACTACAAATCCGTTCAACATTAGACTATGGTATAAACGCTCTTGTAACCAGCTCAAAAAACTGCCTTCCATGTGTTCTAGTATGTATCTGACTATAAAAGCATTTTCCTTATCCTCTTCACTTTCACCACCGGCTTCAACATGGTAATCAGGTAGTGTCATTACCGCTCTTAATTTTAGTGATGATACAATATTAGGATCTCTCATCATATCCTTATATGTTTCGTAACTAATGTCGGTGTCACGCTGTAAACCTGTTTCGTAAGCGGGGTATATATCACGCCACAACACTTCATTTTTGGTGCTCTTTTGCAATGCAACCCGTTCCACCATTTCAAGTATTTGTTGTCTCATCGATTATTCCTGATCTAAAAGTCGATTGATTGTTTGCTCTTCAACGCCTGACGGCTTCCATGTTTCGAAACCGCAATAGCAAGCTACAAGTGAGAAAATGTACGGTGTTAAGTGCTTTGCAATATCTGTATTTGTGAATAGCATTATGATATATATGAGTAGTAAAATTGAAGTTGCAAGTAACCTTTTTGACTTAATGTTCCATTTCATATTACCTACTTTCATACAGTTGTTTGTATGTATATTCCTTAATACATATTAGATTGATTGTCAACCCCCTTTTTAACCTACGATTATATCATCCCAGCTTACCGTTCTTTCACCGTGTTCGTTCCACACGGTAAGCAATACAGCGTCAGCAATATCGGGTGACTTTCCCAGCGTCTTTTTAATATTCTCTTTTTTCTCTATAACTATCTTACCCCTTGAAGTGGTACTGTAACTAACGCTTGACAATTCACCAATCAACTCTTCGTTAGGTACTATGTAAGGTTTCTCGTCTGTATTTTCAGTGTCAAGCAACTCACGCCCTGACCACCACAAAGCGGATCTCTTATTAACAAAGCTCAATTCACCGGATCTATCAGTCTTTGGTGTGCTTTCGCTTGCGTTGTGCGGGATAACCGTTACACTGCTTCTATTATCTGTCAACTCCCGCAACCTGTCAACTACACCCGCACCGATACCGATTACATCTATTATCACGGCACTTATAGTTATGTATTTGTTAAGCAGTAACATAATTTGACCGCAAATCTCCATAGTTGACTTACCCCTGAATATATGTATTTCAGACACGCCGGTATTAGTACCTACACAAAGCACCGATCTATCGTCACCGTACCTTGCGACATCCACACCAAGCCGTGTCGGTATCGGTATGCTTTTTTCAATTTGCATTTCAAGATAATTGTCAAACGCCCTTTCAATCCATACGCTGTTAATTATACAGTCTTTACTATCACTTGCAAATCTACCCAACACCCGCCGTTGATAGATTGCGGAATCCTTACCCCACAACTTTGCCTTTTCATTTGACCATTCTTGAGTAATCCTACCTGCTTTGATTGCGTCAGTTAGCTTTATATGGTAAGTCTCCCACTCTTCCGTACCTATCTTTTTGTTTATTATCTCATAGAAGCGACCTGACATCTTACCGGCAGTGCTTATTGCGAATGCAAACGCTTCCGTTCCACCGTCACCCGCAGTCGAAAATGCACCTTCCGCACTATCCCATATCCCGTTAGGTATCTCTTTCGACTCGTCAAATACATATAGTAATTGTTCAGCGTGTGCACCCTCTATGAGTGCCGGATTCGTTGAAGCCATTGCAATAGCTATACCATATTCTGTTTTTATTTGCTGTTTTAACAACTCTTGTGTTGTCAGATACAGCGTGCCTGAATTTAACTTACGATACCATTTGTGGATCTCCACCCACAAATAGTAAGTGACTTGTCGCCATGAACTTGCAGTCGTCAAGACTTTCCAGTCAACTCCCTGTGCATTACGGGTTGCTACAAACCATAGCACGATCCAACTTGCAACCGCTGTTTTACCAACACCATGCGGTGCAACTACTGCCAGCCGTTTCTTATCCTGTAACCCCTGTAGTATCTGTAATTGATATTCAGTCGGTGTGCAGTCTATCATGTCACACACAAAGTCAGCGGGTCTGTCTTTGTATGATATAACCGTGTCCCGCTTTGTGTCTGCTAACTGCTTCTCAATCTTTTGAAGCAATTTTCTTTTGTCCGTTTCGGTTAGATTCTGCAAGCTCATTTAATCTCTCTTCTATCAGTTTATCAAGGTCGCTGTCAGTTACCTGTATCTTAATCGGTGCGTCTAAACCCAGCAATTCAGCACGGCGTTTCAGCACCCGTAACATTGCACCTGATAGTTTAGCTACATTATCGGTGGTGCTGTTTTCTATGTAATTCCATAAGTTGACTTCCAAAGCGTCAAGTTTTCTGTTTTGTTCTAACCGCCACTTTTTACGATCTGTTAAGTCAATGTCCCGTTCCCATCGTTTTTTGATTGCCTTTATGTCCCGTGTTATCGTTGCGGGTGACACCCCGCAAATCGTAGCTATTTCAGTATTTGCCTTTTCACCCTGTACTAACATTTCAGCAACTTTAACCTGACGGATTACTATTTCTAACTGTGTTTTGTAGTTTACTCTTTTACTCATTTTCACCGTTTCGTTATTATTTTCATTCTAACATCTATTTACTATTCGGTCATCTGCATTAACTTTTCCGTGACTTTCACCAACCGCTCACGATCTGCAAGCAAGTCCAGTAATAAGTCTATTAGTTTTTCCCTGTCTGCTATTTCGATCAGCACTTCTATCAGTTTATCTTTCATAACACCCTCACTCAAATAGTGTTTTCGGCACCGCTTCTATTCGTGCCTTTGCAATATTGCAATAATCTTCATCTAACTCAATTCCGATAAAGTCAAAGCCTTCTATCATACAAGCCTTTCCTGTGCTTCCACTACCCATAAATGGGTCTAATACTGTTCCGTCTTTAGGTGTTACCAATCTGACAAGGTATTGCATTAGTTTTGTTGGTTTTACTGTTGGGTGATGGTTTTTTCTTAAATGCACTCCCCTATTTCTCGGATTATCTCCACCTGGATTTCCCTCTTTTCTTGAAATGTCTTGTTGTTTTTCTTCCATATACTCACAACC